TCTAGTCCACAGCCAATAGTCGAAGGTCCTTACGCTCCTATGGTCGCTTTGCTAAGTCGAGCAGGTGAGAAACTCAAATATCCAAAAGTAACTTTCTCTGTATCTGCTTACACTGACCTATGTATTTCCTTAGCCCCTGCTAGTGGCAAAAATCCCGGCAGCATTTATCTGAAAGCAATCCGCACTATGGACGACGACTACATCGGAAAAGTTTCACCACAGGGCGGACTATCTTTTGCTCGCTCCACAAGTGAATCTGACGAGGCTCTCTTTACTCGCTTCCTTACATTGTTAAACAACGACCCAGTAAATGCGGCTAGAGACTACGGTGCAAAAACTGGAAACTGCTGCTTCTGCCACAAGGCTTTGAAAACCGAAGAGAGTACCGCTCACGGCTACGGTCCAACATGTGCGAAGAACTGGGGTTTGCCTTGGTCTACCAAAGCAGCAAGGGCAGTTCAAGAAGCACAGTACGAAAAAGTAAATACTGACATTTTTGAAACAACTGGCGGCGAATGGAACGTAGTTGACAATGACACAGGCGGGGTCATCATGACCTTCTCTGACCGAAGGACTGCTGAGGAATGGGTAGACCAACACAGCACCATTCAGAGGGCTTAGAACCGTTAAGTGCCATGTTGGGGTCTGACCCCACATGGAAGAACACACGGGCGGCCAGTTGACCCCCGAACAGGCGAAGGATATTGCTCTCTATCCAGACCGTTGGTCGCAGTATTTCCGAACCATAGATGGGAAGGCATTCTTGTTACATGAGCGACCATATCTGATTGAGATATACCGACACTTTGGTGCAACTCAGAAATCAAGAAAAACAAAAATGATAGTCTTGAAGTGTAGTCGTAAGGTCGAGAAAACTGAAACCATTTGTAATCTCTTAATGTATGGACTGATGAACATACCATACTTCAACGCCGTCTATACCGCACCTAGACAACCACAGGTAACGAGATTCGTAGATGAGAGATTCAATGGTGCATTAATGTCGTCCATCAATCACGGTTGTCTGATGAAGGCTAGAGTAAAACAATCTGTAAGTCATCAAACATTCGATGTTGGAGCGCGTTCTCTGAATCATTTCTATGCTTACTCTAATTGGGGCGACGCACATGCGTTACTTGGTGTTGAGGCTGACCTATGTTGTGTGGACGAATACCAAGACTCTGACGCTGATGTTTTGCCAATGCTAATTGAGATGCTTGCTCAGTCTGAATATAAGTGGGTTGTAGTAAGTGGGACTGCCCGTGAGCAGGGTTCAGAGTTTTGGAAACTATGGGAGAAATCAACTAAAGGTGAGTGGGATGGCGACAAGTGGGTTCATGGAGAATCAGATATTATTGGTTATCATATCAGCCAAAAGATGCACCCCGATATTGACCCCGAAGAAATAGAATACAAGAGAAACACGTACACGCCACGACGATTCGCAAACGAGGTTCTGGGTGAGTTCTTCGCAGGTTCTACGAAGCCCCTTACATTCGATGTGGTTTTACAGGCGGCCCGGCCACAACTCGAAAAGAATCTCAAAGGATTGACACCACCGGAAGAATCTGTTATGGGTGTGGACTGGGGTAATGAAACAACAGTCGTTATCATGAAGAAAGACGGCACGATTCTGAATTGTCTAAAACTCGATTCTAAGGCCGACAATGAGTTCGATGAGGTAGCGGTCATCAAAGACCTAATGCTACGCTACAACTGTACGCAAGTGGTCGCAGATATAGGATATGGAGCAAGACAGGTGAAGGAATTACAAGCAGAGTTTGGAGAGCGTGTACGTTCATGTTATTATTCATCTCGGCCAATGACACCTTTCGAATATAAGAGGCGAGACAACAATAGAAATCTAATCTATATGTTAGTTGTTGATAGAACAACTTACGTCGAAGAAACGATTGAGGCAATCAAAAATAATGAGGTCCACTTACCCTACGCAGATACTTCATTCGAATGGGTTCTACATGAATGGTGTTCTCTCAATTCATCAGCAGAAAAAGATGAGAAAGATACTCGCCCAGTGCGAGGTCAAAAACTTACAAAATATGGGCGTGATGGGGACGACCACGCATTCCACGCTTTATTATACGCTAGGCTTGCAGCAGAGTTAGTAGAGGACATAGGAATGCCAGAGATACGTGTGTTCGGAACTTAACCGTGATTAACTAGATAGTGTAGGGCTATCGACATGGATGACCAATCTGAATTGATTAAGGTCTTAGTAGAAGATGTTAGAACAATCAGAGACAATCATCTTCATCATGTTGAGAAAGACATGGCTTCTATGAAATTAGAAGTACAATCAATCGACCAACGGTTGACAAGTGTAGAAGGATTCGTTAAAGAAATAAAGGACTTGCTTAAGAGATATGGCATGTATCTGCTTGCTGCGATAGTTGCTACGTCTGGCTTACCGATGTTGATGTGATATGACAATAAACGATTTAATTTCAGCATGTGGGATGGGTGTCTTTGTTGTCATACTTTGCTTCGGTATAATGTCGGCTACGCAGATGCTTAACAATGCTCTTAATTTCTTATGGGCGAGGCTATGGGAATGATAGCATTAGGAACACTATCTTTGTTCATTATACTCGCCGCCCTACTCACAACCACTACCTATATGGGATGGCGGCTTATATACTTTTTTATAACTACCCTCAAATACCGCCTCTTTAGGTCATCTAAACCGATGGCAATGAGAATGTCGAATCCTAATGAGAAACTTATGTTGACATTCGGTATGGGTGTTGTACTGGCTTGGGTAGTTATAGCAGCCACCGCATCTTACTTTAGTATAGTAGAACAACGTGAGATTTCAGACTCACAACTAACAGTCATTGGTCTATTAGGCGGTCCGGCACTTCTTATTATTACGTCTGTTCTTGACTTATTCAAAGGTAAAGAAGGTGCAAAGATAAACATACTACCAGACCAACTAGCAAGTGAGGTTGAATCAGCAGAAGCAGAGAAAGCACACGTGCGTTTACTAGAGCAACTAAAACTAGACCACGATTTAGAAATGGAGAGAATGGCTAAAGCACACGAATTAAACATGGAAGCATTCGGTGTAACTGGAACTAACTCAATAGCAACTGGAGCAAAGACAGTAGACAAGAAACCAGAAGCAAAAAAGACCGATAAGAAGAACAAGTAACCGTTATTAACGATGTTCTCCCCCCTTTGTTCATGCTCGAAGGACTGACTACTGATGATTTACTAATGGGTTTAGCAGTTGTAGCAGTTCTAATACCACTTGCTATCTGGGGTCTACGTAAGTATCAGACTCTAATGGCTGACGGCAAATTGGATTTAGGAGAACTCCTAGATGCAGTAGAGGAAGGCGTTGACAAAGTGGAACAAGCCAAAGAAGATGTAGAAGAAATCATCGAGAAGGCAAAAGAGGACAAGAAATCAGATGAAGAAAAATGAGTTTCGCTACTGTTTGAACGGTCCAGTGAATACTTGCTCTCAGTTGAGTTTACCGCATGACGAACATTGCGTCTGTTGTAAAGTTAAAGAACTCCAACTCGATACGACAACGTAAAAACCCACCACCTATGAGGGTACTACATGGCAGAGGAACGCAGACGTTTCAATTTCTTTCGTCGACGGGAGAATAAAGAGGTTAAACCTGTAAGGAATGACATCCCTTGGGACGCTAAAAGTCTAGCGTCTTTATCTAAGATAGCAACAGTCTCAGCAAAGAAAGCGGCGGCAAGTGGAGCGAACACACAGATTTCATATCATTTACTGCGAGACATTTCTCTGAAATCGGAAGTCGTGAATGCTATTCTACGAAGAACCGTAGATGACGTGTTAGCCAATGGTTATGAGTTCAGACTTATGTCTGGAATAGAAGAAGGCAATGAAGAACAATTACAAAGGTTGCATGAGTTTTTCCGAACACCTAACCCCGATGACATGGGTGATGAATGGTTAGAATCTTTAGTCTACGACTTAGCATTATTCGGAGACTCATACCTTGAGTTAGATGGTGATGATGATGAGAGTAGCGCCAACGGAGAGGACTGGGTTTACGGTGGAAACTTAGTAAGTGTGTGGCCTGTACCTGCTGAAACAATGAGATTATTACCCGGCAATCAAAGACCGGAGCCACCAAAAATGGCTTACATTCAAGAGATAAGAAAGGAGAAGCGTAGGTTCGCTTCAAACAAGATTCTTCATATCTCGAAGTTCAAACAAGGTCGAGGCTACGGAACTTCGCCATTGATACCATTGTTGAATACAATTGCAGGTCAAATGAATCTCAGCAACTACCTAAACGAGATGTTTACTGGAACTCTACCTAAGACGATACTTAATGTTGGAGACATAAGCAATTCTGAAATGAAGGCAATGCTAGGTTTACTAGAACAACAATTGACAGCAGGTAAGTCTCCATTCGGACTTGTAGCAATCAACGGCGGTTCGGGTTTCAATATGCACAGGCTTATTGATTCAACTAAAGAAGGACAGCAATTGGATTTACTATACTACTACCGTGAAGAGATATGTGCAGTGTTCGGCATTCCACCAATGAAACTTGGATGGGTTCAGACAGGTAAGATGTCTAACCCCGAACAACAATTAGATGCTTGGTATGATGTAGTCGAGTCTTACCATCATAGAGTATCTTCGGCTATCAACAATAAACTATTACCGTTACTAGAAGTAACAGATTGGAAAATACATTTCAATACAATTAGACCGTCACGTGAATCAGAGAGAGCAGACACATTCCGTCTACGCTCACAAGCAATTGCTAACCTAAGACAAGAGTCGGCAATCAGTATTAACGAGGCAAGAGAAGTATTGGGACTTGCACCATTGCTAGATAAAGAAGAAGCAAATGACCCATTCTTCCTATCACCTAAGTTAGCAATTAACAAAGGTAAGGTTGAGGATGGAGAGGGAGAAGAACCCGAATCAGTTGAAGAAGCGGCAGAGAATCTAGTTGAAGAAGGCATAGTCTTTGGTATGGACGAACTTCTTGAATATCGTTTACTTGGACTGGAGAATGAGGAATAATGCCGAAGTATGCAACTGTTGATGGTAATGCATTTTTCAAAGCAGCATACGATTTCAATTATCTCGGCGCTCACATCAACGAAAGTTTCAGCGAACCTTACACGGAGAAGGTTGCTAAGGAGATTCTTAGAATTGCTCAACAGTTAGTCCCAGTTCAAACATCAGCCCTCAAGAACTCTGGCAGAGTGGTAAGAAGTAAGAGAGCAATATCAAAATACAGGAGAGCAATGGAAGTTAGATTCGGTAACACAAAGGTAAGATATGCAAGTGTAGTTGAGTTTGGACGATTCGAATATGCTCCATTCGCACCTAGGCCGTATCTACGACCGGCAGTTGACGCAGTTGCTATGAAGAATAAACGCAGTGGCATTGGTAGTAAAGGAATAAATAAAGCAGTTAAGCAAGCAATAAAGAAGGTGTATTTACCATGAATAAAGGAGATTTTGTAAGTTGGGCTACAAGAAAAGGCAGGTATGTTGGACAGGTCGAGTCTGTAAATAATGCAGGTAAACACCAAGTTGTTACTTCAAGTGGTGGAACTGAAACAATCGAAGCAAGTTCTAGCGAAACAGTTGGTATCGTAAGGGTGTACGTCAATAACGAAGATGGGACTTATACTCGGTCTGACCGAAGAGTTGCAGTTAGAACTAAGATGCTCCGTAAGATAAAGAAACCAGAAACAAAAGGTGAGCAAAAAGCCAGTGCTGCTGTAAAGAAAACTCTCAAAGAAAAAGCAGAGAAACATAACGCAGATGTTGGAAACGTGGCAAGCAAGAGAACCAACGTCCGTACGTTGAGTGCTGTGTTTGACCGAGGCGTTGGTGCATATCAAACGAATCCCGGCAGTGTTCGTCCAACCGTAACTTCGGCTGAACAATGGGCGTATGCTAGAGTCAATTCTTTTCTCTATGTTTTACGCAATGGTAGATTTAGAGGCGGCAAGCACGACACTGACTTGTTACCCGCAGGGCATCCTCAATCCTCGAAGAGTAAACAGTTAGTAGAGAAAGCACCAAAGACAAACTTCCCAAATAGGGGGGACGACCAAAAGGTTAGTCTTGCTAATTCAGAATACAAACAATTCCCACTAGCCGAGGCTCAAAAGTTGAAAGATGAGTGGCCTCAAATATGGAAGAAGGGTGGCAACATTCTAGGAAATACTCAATTCACTAGACTAAAGAAAGTCAAACAGTCCGGTGTCAAAACACCTACTGATGAGAAGGCCGTCCGTCTTAGAGAAGCATGGTCGGCTAGGCACTACAAGGATTTCAGACTTGCAGGTGTAGTTGCTCAAATCAAATGGTTGACAGTTGGTAGTAGAGGTCTTTCACATATGAGAAAGGTAATCTCCGATGAGAAGGCAAGACTTCGTAAGTGATATAGGGTAAATGTTATATACCCCTACCCCCACCGCAGTACATGACAGTAATGACATGCGACGAACCAAACTGCGACAGCAACCAATTTAACATAGTGAGAAATCCATCTAATATAATACCAAATACCGTGTATTACACTTTCATATGTAGAGAGTGTTATTCCACTTGCTCATCACCAATAAGCGGTGTGCAGTTGGCTGACGCTTAAGTTAATACTCATTAACCATGACGTGTCCTACGACTGAAACATGGACACGTTATCGGCAACGCTGATTCGAGACCACAGGCTCTTTGACTCACTAGAAGGGGATGAATCCGAAGCGGTCATTCTCTATCGTGTGGAGACACCTTTCGTAACTATGAAAGGAATGCACGACGACAAAGATTCTGACGTACGAATCAAAGGACCAGTATATGTCGGAGACGACGATATGCTAGATAGACACAATGAATTGGTAGACAATGATGCAATCATAGAAGCATGGGAAGGCTATCGAAAGAACCCAGTTATATTATACAACCATTCTAAGACATACGGTGTCATTGGTGTTATGGAAGATGTGCAAATGGGTTCATTCAAGAAGCCGGATGGAACAACCGTCTCTGTACCAATAGGTGTAGCACGTATTGATAACGGTGAGAAAGATATTACTAGAAAGATTCGCAAAGGTATGTTGAGAGCATTCTCAATTGGCTTTATTGCTAAAGCGGCTGTAAAAGAATGTAAGGATGAAGATTCATGCTACATGAAGTTCACAGATATTGAATGGTTAGAAACTTCGGTTGTTGATGTACCCGCTTCACCCGGTGCATTATTTTCCGTAGAGAAGTCTCTCCTTAGTTCAGATATAGCAAATGTCGATTTTAGCATCGACGAAGTTTACGATTCAAACAAATATTCTCAGTTTGAGGTGAAGCCAAAGGTTCACGCTACGGTACTACGTAGTGAAGAGAAGTCATGTGATGGCGGTTCAAGTTGCACTTGCTCTAGCAAAAAGACCTCTTGCACTTGCCAAGGTGATTGCACTTGTGTTGAAGAGAAGCACATAGTTGCTATCGAAGAAGATGACAGTAACTACTATCTTACGTTCGGTAAGGCCGACGATATGGATGATGATATGGATGATGCAGGTTATCATGATGATGAAGAAGATTTGAAATCGGTCATATCAGCATTGGTTGACCGTTTGTCTATACTTGAGGCAACCCTAGAGGCAGTAGAAGAGAAAGGGTTAGCGAGCGATTTGCTTAATACCCCCGTTGTGTCATCCAACAGTTCAATGACCGCAGAGGACATCGAGATAACAGACGACGAACTTGAGGAAAAAACTATCCTTGAGGACGCAGAAGAGAATCCTATCGAGGCAGTTATGCCTGTTGAAGAGACAGTTGTAAAGGCTGAGGATGAAGCAGAAGATGAGGAAGTCGAAGAAGCAGCAGAAGAAGCAACCGAAGAATTGGTTGAAGAAGCAGCAGAGGACGACCTTGAAGAAGAAGTTGAAGAAGAGTTAGAAGAAAAATCTGATTTACCTTCAACTGTTGAAGTTTTAATGCAAGTTGTAAAAGCATTAGCAGACATGGACCAAACAGTTAACAACATGTCAACTATGTTAGACGAGCAAGAATCTCTGAAAACATTACTTGCGGAGAAAGACCAAACCATTTCATCTCTTATGGAAGAGAAAGCCACTGCTGAGAAAGAAGCAGAAATCGAGGCAGAAGTTTCCAAGAGACTAGCAGACGTGGTAGGCGACTTGCCTATCGCATTACCAAAAGCAAAGGCGGCACGTAAGTCGCTTGTTGCTGATGAAACAACACCAAAGAAAAAGACTGGTGTAACAAAGTTCGACCCCCAACCAAACGTGTCTCCGGGCATGGTCGGTTTAGCAGGTTGGTTATCAGCCCGCTTAGAAGATAGGAGTGGGGTCTGAAACCCAAATAGGAAGTGAAAAGATATGACAACAGAAGAAATTGAGTTTACGGATGTCGTAGAGAGAGTAAAGGCTGCTCTAGCAGGTGCGGCTTCCTCTACTGGTGCGACATTCCTACCGACAGAGACCGCCGAAGAAATCATTGAATTGGTTTATGAGAGAAACTTCATGAGAAGTTTACTCCCTGCCATGCCAATGAGCCGAAGAATTGTGAAAGTGCCAAAATTAACTGGCAGTATTGACTTTCACCAACAGACTCTTACAAACACCGAGTCTGGTGATACACCTACAGAGAGCCGTCAAGCAACAAACGAAATCAGTTTGGAACTTAAGACTATGATGGCAAACATCCCAATCGGAAACTACCTAGTAGCATACGGTGTAGAGGGATTACTTTCAGTTCTACGTGAAGATATTGCTTCTCGTTTAGCATTTAACGAAGCAAACTTGTTCCTAAACGCTGACACTGAATCCACATTGGCTGACAACATCATGGGTGCTTACAACGCTTCCAACAACACTGGTGGAATCAGCGTTACATCTGGCTCTGAAAAGAACGACTACCTATTAGTGTTCGACGGAATCAGAAAGAGTGCTTCTGCATCTGATGTAACAGTAAGCGGAACATTCGCTCTATCTCACATGAGAAGTGCTATCTCCAACCTTGGTGTCTACGCAGACAACAGAGAGGACTTAGCATTCATAGTCCCCAGAAACCTCGAAGTTCAACTGCTCGGACTAACAGAACTACAGACAGTGGATAAATACGGACCGGCTGCTACTATCCTTAACGGAGAAGTAGGACGAATCTACGGAATCCGTGTGTTCGCTACTGGTGTTATCCCTGTTAATCAAGCATTAGATGGTACATCTGACGCAGGTTCATCCGACACCTACACAAGTGCTATCTTGACTCACATCAGAAGCCCAATCGTAGGTAATTCAACCGTTGCTGAAAGAAGATTCAGCATAGGTTTCCACGACGAACCAACCAAAGACAGATTCGTATTGATACCAAAGCAAGACGTTGCATTCGCAGTAAGATACGGCGAAGCAATATGCGAAGTTGTTGGAATCGAGACAGTCTGAATAGGCTAACCGTAATCGGAAGGACGGGGCTTCGGCCCTATCCTTTCGTATTCGTTAATACCCACTTAGCGTAAGGTATCAACATGGCGGCAATAGACTACTGTACTTTAGCAGACGTTGAGATGTATGCAGGTGTAGACTTTTCCGAAGGAATAGGACCCTCTGACGCTCAAGTCGAATCCATGATAACTAACGCATCTCGTATGGTTGATGCCTATGCAGGTAGACAACTAGCGGGAACAGAAACAGAAACAGAGTATTTTGATATTCATTACTCGCTTCGCCATCTCAGCCTTTCCAAGAGACCAGTAGCCTCAATCACTTCCATTTCAACTATCGACGCTTCTGGGAATGAAACAGTCTTAGACGCAGGGCGTATTCGTTCGACTCATGATTATTGGTTAGAAGATGGCGATGCGGGAATCGTTAGATTTCATCAGCCTTGGGCTGAGTCTCTACGACAATATCTGAAAGTCGTCTATGTCTATGGTACTACTACCGCACCTATAGAAGCAAAGATGGCTACCATACTTCTTGTAGTACGTCAAGCGGCTAGGGCAGCATTGAATGATGAGAACTGTACTGAAAGGATGAAAGAGTTCTGGAGACCCTTACTTGCTAGTTCAGAAAAAGAATATATGGAAATGTTAAAGCGTATTCAAAGAATGGGATTAATGGGGGTGGCAACTTATGGACAATACAGAACCAACTACAACAACTTCTACTGAAAGACCATACAGTACATGTCGTATGTTTTTAGATTGCATGGAGTCGATATTTGATGGCGATAACTGATACGGGAGTTCCATCTACCGACCCACATACATTAATCAAAAACCTAATCGAGTCCAATATGGTTTCTCCCGATGGAACATGGACACCTTTAGTCAATACTGGTTGGCTAGAGTTCAAGCGTCAAAAGACATTTCAAATCTCAATCATGCCTTCCTACGGAATGTCATTCCCTGTTCATTTAACGGAAGGTGCTACGTTGAATACAGACGCAACTCAATTTATGCTCGTAACTCTCTATGCTGATACTAGAGCGAAACACTGGCAATTGTATCGGAAGTTCATCGACTTGATGCACACCCGTAGTTTGACTACGCCAGACTTAACCGGGTCAACCGGGGTGAATGGAACTGATTATCACTTTATCAAAATCATGAGGTCGGAAGAAACCAAGGCAGTTGAAATTGAATCTCCGAAGAAAGGAATGGGTGGAGATAAAGAAGGAGATTGCATTGGTTATCAATCTCAGCACACGCTTGCGATTCGATGGCAAGAGTAATCCATATAACGAATATCTTATATAGGGGTACACGCTCCGAATAAACATGAGCAACCAAATAATAGGCTTCGGCGGACAACCAATAAACACAGAACAACTAATGACACCAAGTGCATGTACTTTCAGAATAGAGTACGACGGTGAAACAAACTGGTGGCAAGTACCTAC